AGCTCATTAGGCAGAATTATGAAGAACTCGGCTTGGATTGCCTCGTCTGTATCGGCGGCCACGGGGCACAGAAAAACACAGGGATGCTCTCCGCGGGGGGGTTTGAAGAGGGGTTTCTCGGGCCGCCTGCTGCAAGCACCCGGAGTGGCTGACGACATGGACTTCGTTCATAGGCTAAGGGAGAGTTTTATGTGTATAACATTCATTATGATGTGATCAGAAACAGCTCAGATAGACCGTGCTGTCGGACTGATCGCTGCGTTGGATCATCACGTCCAATACCTTCGTGATGAACTTGTCTTTGGTCATTTCGATAGTTTTGAGCAGCTTTTGGACGGTGGCAGCGTGTGCCCGGTAGGTCTCGTCCTCGTTGACCAAAATATCCCGGAGGCGTTGCAGTTCGGAGCGTTCAATTTGGTAATCGTCCTGATCGATGCTGCGGTAATCGACGTCGATTTCGAATAGTTGCAGGAAATCGTCCAGAATACTTATATTTGTATTACTGAGACCCGCATATTCATATTCGATATGATTGCAGGTAACTACATGCAGGTGGTGTCCCATACTATTGGTTATGAGTGGTTTGTACTTGAGTTTACATTATATCTCGGTACCGTCTGCGGCTCCGCACACTTTGGCTTTGTAAAGATCTACGACTTTGAAGCAACCTTTTAAGTCGGGATCGCGCCGTCTGCTTTCTATGCGGAAGCCTATTTTCGACAGAGACACCTGCATAGTTCTCTTTCGGAAAACGCCCAGCGTACGGGGTACGATAGCGATTTGCTCTTTCTTGCAAAGAGCCAGGAAGTCCTCCGTGTCGATCATCTCGCCGGCTGCAAACCGTGCTTGCTGCTGTTCGAGGCGCCGCCGGTCAGCGAGTGCGGCTTCACGTCGCTGCTCCTCTTTACGGTGCTCTTCCTTCTCCCGGGCTTCTTCCACCTTGCGATTCCGTTGCTCGCGGTAGAGAAGCAGCGGCGCCGGGTCCATGTCCAACGCCTTGCATACCTCGATTTGGAGCAACGTGAGGTATTCGCCCCGCGTCATCTTCTCCCGAATACGCTCGGGGAAATTCCGGGCCAGGTCGGCAACCTGCGCTACGAAGGCCGCTTCCCGGATTGTCTTGCGGTATGCAGTGGTAAGGTAGAAATAGACGTCTCCCGTGCAGAGGATCACATCGAGTTCGTCGTACTCTGCGTCATTACGGTCTGCGTCCGAGAGCGCATAGTAAACCCATTCGTTGATCGGCGTGAGGTCCATGTACTTCCGTACGACTTTGTTGAGCACCGTGGTGCTGTAAGCAATAACTTTGACTTTCATAATTTAAGATGATTTAATTTGTCATGATCAAGCGATTTCGCGGCGAGGTGTAGAACACTACCGTGAGCAGCCGCCCGTCGAAGCATGCCTCGCTGCGGTATTCCAGACGTTGCTGCATCCAGAAGCGCGGACCATCGAAACCCCACACGAAGTAGTTGTCCGGATTGCGGAAGCCTTGACGAGCGCACAGACGCAGCAGCAGCCGGTGCATCTGTGCGGGATCGGTGGCGCTGACCAGCGCATTGAGTACCTCCACGAACGTCGCGGTGACGAACACGTCCGTGGCATAGAGCGGGCTGTCGAAGCGAACCGTCATGGCTCATGCGGTTTATCGGCCCCGGAAGCGTTGCTGGCGACCAGCTCGTCGGCTTCGTTATAGGTTTCGATGGTTGCAGCTCCGCCATTTTGGTCGGGATCGAGCTTCGAGGAACATTCGTACAGCGATTGGAAGTCCCCGCTTTCCACGTCTTCCTCATGCGTGTGGTTGTCCACGTCGTGATCTTTGAAATCCCGGATGCGGGCTATGGCCGCGGCATAGCTGTCGGCATGAACGCGAAAGTGGTTCACCTCGACCGTGCGGACGAGGGATTTTTGGTAAAATGAGTATGCTGGCATACAATGGTGTGTTGCGGAGCCCGCAGGCTCCCGGTTATGAACATAAATCAAAAATCCCGGTCGCTGAACGGCCGGGATTCACGAAAAGAGAAAAGGAACAGAAGGGTGCGGACCCTATTGCTGCGGTTTGATTGACGCCATCACGTTTGGCAGATTCTTCATGTTGGGAAGCACGCGCTTGCGGTGCAGGTTCGCGGCCAGCATCGCAAGATCGTAGATGCTGTACAGCTTGAACCGCCCACAGTTCACGGCCCGAAGTTGGCAGCGGTCGCGGGCTTCGTTCAACTGCCGGGGTGAGAGATTCAGCACCCCGCCGGCCTCGGCCATAGAAAAGAGCGTGTCAACTTTGTTGCGGTAGCAGACGTAGCTCAGGAGCATGACCGAATAGCTTTGCTGGTAATACGTGCGCAGCAGGTCGCGCAGCGCCTCTTCCTCGATAAGGATGTACTTAGATTCTTTTGCCATAACGCTATTATTTGGTGGATTTCTGTTCCATCTTGCGGATGAACTGCTGCACCTCCGAATTGCGGTAGAAACGGCGTCGGCCGATCTTAAACCCAATCAGGTCCTTGTTATGGTACAGCCGCCGCAGATGCCGCACGCTGATATGCAGCACTTGGCAGACATCCAGGTAGTCGAGCACGATGTCGCGCTCGTCGCGTTTGAGTTCATCGATCTGAACGGATAATGCCTCAATCCGGTCGAGGATACGCAGGCACAATGTTTCATCCTGTTTGTCGGTTTGATTCTTGTCCATCTTGCTGAAAATGTTTTCGGTTCGACAGCAAAGGTGAACATTCCGAATGGATGGATCGATTACCGTAAAATTTCAGTGTAATACTTTTTTGTATTATAAGATCGTTTTAAATGCAGCCTTTAACCTATTACCCAATTAAGTACTATCAAAAATCTGCCAGTTCTTTGATGCCATAGGCTTTGGCCCATTTCGCAATGCCGTCCCAAAGATCGTCGGCATCTACTTCTACTTTTTCTGCGACCTTCTCGACCTGCATACAATTTTCTTCGGACACGTCATAACCATGTTCACGCATCTGTTCCAAAGAAATGGAACATACTTCGTAGTATCGGCCCTGCTCTTCGATCTGACTTTTCAAGTCTTGAAGGATTACCTGCTGTTCTGGCGTGGGTTCTCTCAACGTACCCTCAAGTTTTGAGAGAGTTTCGTTCATGCGAATACTGGTGTAATTCATCGTGCTGTATTTTCAAAAATCGAAAGATGGATTTTGCTGTATGACATGAATGCTCAATCCAGAAAATCCCGGACGGTCAAACCCGTACAATAAAGGTCCCGTTCGATAGTAAGGCCCATCGGCAGCCGCTTATTTTCAAGCTCCGACAGCATCAGGTAGCCCCATTCCCATTCAAAAAGATGGCAGTAGCCGAAGAGTTTCCAGTCTCCGTCCGGCTGCTGCTCGGCCTCCGTGACGAGCCAGGTTCCCGAACCGCAGGGGTTGAAATATTTGACCAGCACTTTGGCGTCCAAGTCTTTGCCGTATTGTGAAAGAAACGGGTGCTTCTTAAATTTGGCGATGATACCTTTGGTAAGTAATTTCATACTGATACATGGTTTAAGGTGATTAAACAAAAGATTGTGTATCGTTTACGTGGCAAAAACATCAGGGACGGATGGCTCCGTCCCTTATTGATCTTCAACGTACGCAAATGAAAAAGAAATGGCGTGGAAGCCGGTGATGGCGGGGGTGGTTTGCTTGTGGGGGGGGGGGCCTTTATAGATTCTTTGTTCGGCCTCGGCCTGGATTTCCGCGGCCGTCGTAACTTTCCCCGAGTCGATATATTTCAGCAGCTCGTCCTCGAAGAAATACAACTTGCCACCTTGTCGGCAACTCGGGATCAAGCCCTGCCGTGAGAGCGTGTAAACCGTAGATTTAGCCTTGTGCAAAATTTTACAGGCTTCGTCGATCCCGATAGGTCGTCGTGTGGGTTTGGGCGGCTGCAACGTCGCAACCAGCTCACGGAGTTCTTTGAGCTCCTGTCCGATCCTTCATACCGCTCCCGGCAGGTCATTGAAGGTCAATCCTTGTGGTTCGTTCATAAGATGTGAGTTTTGAGGTTATGGCTCGTTCATGTCGAGTCAGTCGAGGTGGACTTGAATACGTCCGAGCGTCTGGTGTTTGGTTTGTTCGAGCAGGTCAAGGTAGATCTCTGTCGTCGTTACATGTTTATGCGTCAGCATCCTGCTCAAGGTGTAGATGTCTGTACCGCCGGCCAGTTGCAAAACCGCATACGTGTGACGGAAGCAGTGAAAGGTGATATGCTTGGTGATGCCCGCAGCTTCGATCCATTCTCTGAGCGGATAATCCGTCATCCCTTTGGTCAAACCCTGGAAGATGCGGCCTCGGCACCGTTCGCCACACAGCTTCAGGGCGTCCTCGCTCAGAGGCATGAGAGCTTCGGCTTCCGTCTTCTGGGTCCGGACACGGAAATTGAAACCCGTGCCTTCGAGGTTCGGGATAATATCCTTCCATTCGAGCTTGTACACATCGCTGAACCGTAGTCCTGTAAGGCATGAGAAGAGCGACGCCCGCTTGAGCACAGGGACTCGGCACGGCGTGCGCGACAGGTCATTCAGCTCTTGCTGTGTAAGAAACTCGATGCGAGTAGGTTTACGGTCGATCCTTTGCAGTTGCGGGTTCAGATCCTCGTCCAGCAACTTATCATTGTAAGCAATGGCCAACAGGCCACGGAACTTACGGTAGTAACAAGAGGCCGAGTTGATATGGATGGTTTTATCCGGCCGATCGAAGCGTTTGGCAGTCAGTAGATAAGCCCTGAATTTGATGCAAAGGCTCACATTCACCTGAGAAACACGGCACTCACCACCCACAAAACGCTCGAAGTGTTTGTACAAGCTCTTCCATCCCGCTTTGCGACCCTGAAGGATTTTCCGGAAGTAGGCAAGAAAATCGGTATTCAGGCGCCCCCTGTCGAGAAAGCCGAACTCTTCGTTGATGATGTTCTGAACCCGCAGACAGCGGATGGCTTCAGCCTGCATGAGCGTTGTGTCGTTGTGACGACGCTCGATCTGATTATGAGGCTGATCATAGACGTACATACCCAGCGATTCCTGGCGTATCATCTTCATACTTTCAGGCACTCGTACGGCCGGGTAATAATCCAGAAAGAGGGTGCGGCGGCCGCCCGAAATAGGACGGCTGCGCACGGTAACTTTTATGCGTTTCATGTCTGTTTATTTGAGTGGCAAGATACTGAAATACAGCATAATAACCAAATCTTCGCGTTTTGTATCCTATTCAATTTCAGTGTTTTACAGGAGGCTTGTACGCTTTGCGGAATACCTCTTCACGAAACATCACGGCCTTACCCACGACGATGCGTTCCAGCCCCAGATTATTGAGGTTGTAGCGGATCGTATTGGGTGGTATGCCATACTTGTCTGAGTAGTCGGCAATCGTAATGAAACCCTTGAGCAGGCCCGCTGGAATTTTCTTGAAGATTCGATCCAAATCGCAAACACGGTATTTATTTTTTCCATTCACACGCTTGGTAGTCAGATTCTGCATGCTCACACGGTTATAGATCGTATTCAGGGCCACCTTGTATCTACGGCTCGCTTGTTTCGCACTGATCCATTCCATAGCGGGTTCCTCAGCACAAGGCGGCAACAACTCCTCGGGACCCGGTTTGATATTTTCCGGTTCGGTCATGGTTGAAGAAGGCGGGGCCGGCAGCGGCCAGCGGATATAGCTCAGACGGCTGGTAAAACGTAGCTCGTGGATTTTTCCTGCATGGATCAGATTATAGACCGTTTGCCGGCACACACGCAGACGTCGGGCAGCCTCGGAAATAGTGATCAGTTCTGCCGAAGACTGCGTACTCGTGGACTTTGGAACCTGCGCATCCACCTTTGCCGTCTGAATGGTTGGATTGGATTGCGGTTGGGATTCGCATAACCGGGTGTCTGAATTCTTATGCCGGTTCCGCTCATAGTAATACCTGTTATTACAGCGTTTCGAGCAGAATAACGTAGTGGATTTGGAGGAGGTGAAAGAGGCCCCGCACTTTTTGCAGATCAAAGAGTTCTGCGATGAAGAGGGACCGGATGGCATTGCTGGATTTGGTGGCGGTTTACTTGTCATGGCATACGGATTTGCCCGGGAATAAAATCCCCGGGTATTGGTAATTTTTTGGTTGGACTACGCTGGACGGTGGTGGACTGTCTTAGACAGCCGTTTTTCAGCTTCAAGTTGAATTGCTGAACCTGTCCCGATGTCTATATACGTCCATATATGTCCACCTCGGTCTATCTAAGTCCAAATATTTAAGATCGTTAAAGCGACTGCGGCGAGTTAAGAATATGCTTAAGAAATAGATTAACAAATATGCAACAAAAATGCTCGCAAGAGAGAGGATCATCAATGAATAGCTGCAAAATTAACATTCTTTAATAATCTGTTATTTAATATGTTAGTGCAGTTGTGCGGCATCCTGTAATGACGAGAATTTCGTTTGAGATACAATTTCGATAAGATACAACGCCGTGTTTCTACCCATCGTATGCACTATGTTGTGGTTTGATGTAGAATTTCGATAAGATACAACTTCGTGATCAGCACGGTGACAGAATCCCCGGTTGTGGTTTGATGTAGAATTTCGATAAGATACAACTAGTCCATTTTCGAAGCTGGTATGAACACGTTGTGGTTTGATGTAGAATTTCGATAAGATACAACGCATAGACCCTTCGCGCGTGGTCATCATCAGTTGTGGTTTGATGTAGAATTTCGATAAGATACAACAAGGCGGGAGCAAAAGCGCTTCGAGGACCAGTTGTGGTTTGATGTAGAATTTCGATAAGATACAACGGAATGTAAAGTAAATTGTATACATTTGCAGTTGTGGTTTGATGTAGAATTTCGATAAGATACAACATCTCTTGATCTGTCTTGTCAGTCCAGATGTTGTGGTTTGATGTAGAATTTCGATAAGATACAACTCTGATAGCGGGCAAAAACCTTCGAAGGGTGTTGTGGTTTGATGTAGAATTTCGATAAGATACAACATAAAGTAAATTGTATACATTTGCAGTGTGTTGTGGTTTGATGTAGAATTTCAATAAGATACAACCGGCAGTATTGGAATGCTGCATAATTGCAACTGTTGTTTACATTACCCTTTTGACTCAAGAAGATTTCAAACTCCCTTAAATACGTCAAATCCAATTCATCAAAACGCATATTGACCGAGCGGAATTGCGACACAAGGACCAACGTTACCTTATGTTTGCTGGCGGAACTGTACTTTTCGACTTTTTCCAAGCGTTCGATAATCTGTTTGAAGTACTCCCCGACCGTGCAGTTGATTCGTTTGCCGTTCTGTTCAAACAGCGTATCGAATGTAACGGGAATTTCCAGCACCTCCAACTTTTTGATTTTCCTCTCGTATTCACGTATCTTGGAGGTTATTTGAAACTGTATTTCTGCTCTATCGGGGCAGTCGGCGGTAGGTTGTTGCTTGTCGAAATCCCAATGCACCAAAGCTTCCGAAATGCCCAGACCGACGAACTTACGGCGGCGGTCATGGGTAAAGACAAGAGCAAGAGGGGCTAAACGGTTTCTGTTGATAGCGTCTCTGCGACATACGACGTTGATTGTCATAATCTTTACGGATTACGCAAGCAACAAAATGCGATTCGTGTGTTACACGATTTTCATTAGTGTCCCGTTAAAATTGGGACGAAGTTAATATTAATCAAATAGTCCCTCCAAGAGGGGATAATCGAGTTCTTTGACATCGTTGAAATTAGTCTTTTCGAAGAGATCTCTCAGTGGAGTCTTATCCGTTAGTGAGATGCTCAAAATCTGCAGGACCTCATAAGTTGACCGCTTTAGTCGCATGTCGTGTTGGACGATGGCGACAAGGCAATAAGTTATGATTGCAGAGCAAATTTGTATTCTGACAGCGTTCTCTGTAGTGCCCCAGAATTTCTTAATCTTGAGGTGCTGCTTGAGCCACTTGAAGAACAACTCAATCTGCCATCGGTTCTTGTAGAGATTAGCAATTTCGAGAGCGGTAAGATGGAATGCATTCGTCAAAAATGCGAAGTCTCTGTCTTGCTCGTCATCGTGAAATCTCACAAGTCGCAGCCTCTCAGGAAACTTCTTCTGTGTGTTCACATCCGTGAGTTCAATAACGGAATCAGAAAGCACATTCTTAGGCAATCTACGTTTCCATTTCGTACACTTGTACTGTAAGTTCTTCTTCGCCCGAACCACGAAGTATGATTCATTAAGACAAATCTTGTAGAGTTCCTTGAATGCATTGTAACCACGGTCAAATACGTAGTAAGAACCTGATTCATAGGAAATCTCCTTCATTGCCTTTGAATCGTGTACCGATGCAGTCGTAATATGGAAGAAAGCAGAAACTTGGGACTCCAGATCATAAAGGACATGCGCCTTAACGCCTCCTTTCTTCTTGCGGAACTTTGCCCACCAGAATACTGACAAGCAGTGCGGAATCGTTGTTGAATCAAATGCATAAACATTCCCCTTCAGCTTGAAGATGTCGGTTGCTCGTTTCTTGCGAGCCTGTTCCATCATGAAGAAGGCAAAGTCTTCAAAGATCCTGTAGTCACGATTCTGATTCGCTGTGGCAAATGTCGTTTTCGCTATTGGATTACGCCCCATTCCAAGGTGATAACATTTGGATTGGTGAGTCTCCAATGCAACGACAACATCACGCAGGCTCTCACGGTTACAGAGTTGTCCGAACATGAGTGCCATGAGCTGATTCCAGCAGGTGAAGTTCTTGACATACCTGTTCCCATCATACTTGTCAACCAGGTGACGGAACTTGTTGTTGTCGAGAAATGCAACCAATTGAGCGAATACATATTTGTCTTTGTTCATAGAGCAGTCCCTTTATGGGCTGCAAAATTACAAATTCAAATCGTCGCACATGAAAAATTACTTCTAATAGACTATGTTTCAACTATTTCAAAGACCGACTTGCCCGCTTTTACGGGACAGTAGTGCACGATTTTATGTATCACACTCTGTATCACAAACGGCGATTTCAAGGCATTTTGTGTTACACAACGGACATCTGTAACACACGGTAGAAAAAGAAAAACGAGCGATAATTCATTGATTATCACTCGTTTGTCGTGAGCGGAAAACGGGACTCGGACCCGCGACCTCAACCTTGGCAAGGTTGCGCTCTACCAACTGAGCTATTTCCGCAAAAGCATGTTTCGTAATTGCGAGTGCAAAGGTAACTAAAAAATTCGAAACTCCAAATTTTTCCAATGTATTCTGCAATTTTTTTTACGATATGCCTGCCGCCGGGAGCTTCTACGGGAGCTTCTATTTGAATATCCGTATGCGCTCTTCCCAGGGCTTGAAACTCTTTTCCTGCGGCTCTCCGCCCGGCGTTCCGAACGGCATCTGGGCGATCAGCCGCCACGCTGCGGGCAGATCCCATTGTTCGCGCACTTCTTTGTCGATGAGCGGGTTGTAATGCTGGAGCGACGCGCCGAACCCGGCGTCTTCGAGCATCGTCCATACCGCCAGCTGGTGCATGGCCGAGGTGTGCTCCGACCAGATCGGGAAATTGTCCGCATAGGTCGGGAACTGTTCCTGCAGTTTCCGCACGACGGTCGTATCCTCGTAGTAGAGCACCGTGCCGTATCCCGATGCGAAACTGCGGTCGATCTTCTGCTCCGTGGCGACGAACGCCTCTGCGGGAACGATGGCTTGCAGGGTCCGTTTCACGATCTCCCAGAACGCTTTGTGCTGTTCGTGCAACAGGAGCACCAGCCGCGTCGACTGCGAGTTGAAGGCCGACGGGATGTGTCGTATCGCAAAATGAATGATTTCCTCGATCTTTGCGTCGTCGATCGGGGATTCGGGGGTCAGTTCATAATAACTGCGCCGGTGTTGCAGCGCGTCTTTCAAATTTCTCTCCATAGTCGTTGGCATGTTATTGTATGCCCTTTCGCAAAAATAGCACAACTTTTGGAAAAATGTGCGGATTACAACGTGAAATAGTATCTTTGTAGCCATGAAAAACATGATCGAAACATTTTCCGCATTGGGCGCGCGCCTGCTCGGTTTCGGCGATGACGATGCGACGCGCGCGGTCATTGACTCCGCCTGCCGTGCCAACG